ACATAAATAGATTATGCAATAGGGCATATGAACCTATTTACCGTTAAGGATTAAGTACATGGATAATCAAAACCCACTTAAAAAGCCATTGGTACCAAACCCACTGAGCCAATTCTATCGCAGGCCTGGCAACTACATTGAGCTACCGTCCGGTGGCCGTTTTTATAAGAATCCACCCAAACTGTCTGAAAACAACGAGTTAGCAGTTTATCCAATGACTGCTAAAGATGAAATGGTTCTCAAAAACCCAGATTCGTTGCTCAATGGCGAAGCACTGAGGTATGTGCTGTCCAGCGTTGTGCCAGACATTAAAGATGTCAACGAAATGCCGGCGCCTGATATTGATGCCGTTCTTGTGTCAATGCGTATGGCCAGCTACGGCGACGACTTGTCGTTGGATGTGGCACACCAATGTGATGCTAGTAATGGTAAAACACAAAGTATTACGGTTAGTTTGGGCAGTATTTTGGCCACACTAAAGCCTATTAGTGAAGAGATTGGCAAAGTTACTTTAAGCAGCGGTATCAAGGTTGAACTCAAACCTTATACCTTAGAGGCCCAAAGTCGCTTGCTGAAACAACAGTTTGTTACCATGCGCCAACTACAGGCTTTAGAAGCCAAAGAAAATTCCACAGTAGATCAAAAGGCCGAAGTGGCCAACAAGGGCTATGCGGCTTTGGTAGACCTTAGTCAAGAAACACTGTCACAGAGCATCTTGTCAGTAACGCTGCCCGACGGCACACAGGTAACAAATTATGCTCACATTTATGATTGGGTCAAGAATCTTGACAGGGCTAGTAACGAGCGATTAGACCAAGAACTTAAAAAGTTTGGAACCTTTGGTATTACACGCGAAATCAATGTTAAATGTGATTATTGTCAAAAAGAATACAAATCAGATATGCTGTTTGATCCTACAAGTTTTTTCGCCGTAGGCTCTTGACACTTGGTACTGACGGTAAAAAAATCCGTCAGTTTGTGGACAGTATAGAAAACGAGGCAAGGGCCTTAATCAAAGAAATATCAACATTGAGTATCTGGAGTTCCATCAGCATCAATGAGATTTGGGCCATGAGCTTCCTTGAAAGACAGATACTCAGCGAAGCTGTTAAGGAAAAAACCGAAGCCTATTACGGTAGGAAGGGTTTTGCCAGAGCTCGATTCTAACAGTGTGTTATCTTAACAGGGCGATTTCATCGCCCTTGAATTTCGTATCGCTTCGCTCTACTCATTCAGATTTTATAGACTTAGAGTGATTAATCTAGAAACAATTTAAATTTGTTTAATCATGAATCATATGAACTACATATGATTTCTTGACTTAGATTTACCAGTCACACTTAGCCGTTTTACCGGCTAAGAAAAACATTTGATCTTGACTCAGACCCCATGTCACATTGGATTAAGCAACTGTTTCCAGTCAGGGCGGTTACGCGGTACCCTTTGACGCCTGTCTTGTATAACGCATATTATGAAAGCAATCCAATCTGCTTGCATAATACTGTAGGTTGTAATTGTTCACCAGAGCCTACTCTTTTTAGTCATCGTATACTTGTGCCAATTCTTTTCATACCGTGAATTGCGTCCTGTCAAGGATAGTGGCAGTCAAGTCCCTGCTACCGCGTCAGGTGTTCCTTCCCCTGTGCAACCCAAGTGCCAGGTTTTATGGGTGTCTATTAACCAGCCGACACAGGCTTATCGGTAGTAATAAAAAGCCTTTTATAGTTTGCGGTTTACGCAGCAGTGCCGGGGTGAGTTACAGTTTGCCTAATATGTGAGAACCGTGGACTCTCACTTGTATGTAATGATTGTAGTAGTCTAATGATTCAAGTACTTTTCTAGCAAATTGTTCTTGGGCCTCAAGATAGCTACAAGCAGATTTGCTTTTGCAATAGTGTAAAATTTCTCGAATAAATTTTTCTTTGCCTAAGAGTTCTATATCTTTTTTAAGTTCGTCCGAACTAGACCAATATTCTTGCCAGTCGCTATTAATTTTGCTTCGAATTCTTTTCTTTTTTTTAGTTCCGTTTTTGAGTTTTATAGTTTTATAAGTTGTCTTGGAAAATTTTGCCAGTTTCTTGCCTATGTATTTGCGACCAGTAATTGTGTTCTGAATAATATAAACAAATCCCACGCAATCTTCAGGCAGGGTGTCAACAACAGAACCTTGGTACAGCCATGTCATTACTTGGTAGCAAGTGCTTCTTTCTCCGCAGTAATTTCTTTGCGGCGTTCTTTGATAGCCTTGCCCATTCCTTGTAGTGCTTTGCGAGCACGGGCTGCACTGGCTTTTACGCCCTTGACAGCAAACTTTTCATTCTCAGCCTTGTAAACTTCAAATTGCTCAAGTAGTGTTTCATGATTTGACATTGAATGTCTCCTTAGTTGATTTCATGTATTTGTACATCTGTGTCCAGCATGGTGAACCCATTTTCTTTAATTACGGACAAGACACTGTTGACTCTACTGGCCAACTCGTCTCTGTGGCTAATTAAAAAGATATTACGGTTCATTTCACGACCCATGGCTTTGAGTACAGCCATGGCATTTTCAATACCAATTTGGTCCATACCAGAATCTACAAGCTCGTCGACAAACAGTAGATTCATGGGTTCAGTAAAGCTTTCATATACATCTCTAAAACTCCAGCTCAATGCTAGAATTAATCGATTTCGTTCTCCTCGACTCAGGTTGTCAAAATCAAAGCTTTGTCCAAGTTGGCTAATATCAACTTCGAGGTCGCTTCTAAAAGAAACCTGATGTGGTAATTGTAATTTATCTAAGTAATAGCCTAGTCTATGGTTCAAATACGCCAGATTTTGCTCAATAATGCGTTTTCGGACAAATGAATCCTTGCTTGTTAGCAGTTTGAGCAAGAAATCTTGGTGTTCGAGCAATTTACCTAAACGATTCACTTCGTCCCAGCTAATTTCAGCCAAAGCAGTATTTTTCAAAGTAGAAATTTGTTCTTGGTAAGGATCCTGTTCGGCATCTTTGTTAACTAGTTGTTGCCTCAAATGATCCAAGTGATTTTTGTGAGCCGCAGCATCTTCAACTTCCAGGTATTTAGTTATGGGCCTGCTGCCCAGTTCTCCAATGGCTTTCACCGCAATATTAGACAGAGCCAAAAAGCCATGTTCTTCTTTGAGGGTAGCAATGGTTTTATCAATGCTTTCTTGAACAGTTGCTGTCATCTTTTCATGTTGTTGATCATGTATATCTTGTCCGCAACTTGGACAGCGATGCTCAACAATTTCAGCTAGATTTTTTTGCGACAGTGCCAATGTTTCTTGTAATTTTTTTACATTGCTTTGTCTTGTTGCTAGTTCTTTATTGGCTAACTTTAGGCGATTTTCGTTTTCCTTATAAAGAGCCAAAGCACGATGAGCCTCTAACTCGGCTTCGATGTCGGTGGATTCTAATTCTTCAATAACACCATTGAGTTCAGTCATGTCTGTGATTTTCTTTGCGGCCCAGGTACGACTGCGTCGCTCAAGGTCGTCAATGGTGGTTTGAATTCTACTGTTACTTTCTTGAAGAGTCTTAATCTTGGTTTCTTCATCTCTAATTGATTCTTTGGTAACCTTGACTTGCTCTCTTAAAATCTCAGCTTTTTCACTGAGTAAAGTAATACCTAACAGCTCTTCAATGATATCTCTTTGTTCATTCGCTCTTAGGCTTAAAAAAGGTTGGGTATAAGTGTTAAGAGCAACAAGGTGCTTGAACAGTTCAGCACTCATACCAACCACGCGATCAATAGCTTCCTGCGTTATGCGGTTTTCACCTGCGCCTTCGTCGGTGCCAGCCTCATTGACTTCGCGATCATCAACAATGAATCGCAACAAATTGGGCTTGCGTCCTCGTTCAATGATATACTTGTTGCCGTTCTTTTCAAATCCCACAGTGACCAACATATTCTTACCATTCGTCTTGTTAATTAAGTTTTCTTTGCGAATGTTTGTTAATGCAGAACCAAAAATAGCATAGCTCAATGCATTGACAATGGTGGTCTTGCCAACACCGTTTCTAGCGCCATCACCACCAAGGTCTAGATTATTACCCAATACTAGAGTAAGCCCATGCTGATCCATGCGTAGGCCTTGGGTAACATTACCTACCGAAAGAAAATTCTTAATTGTCAAATTTTTAAATTGAATCAATGTGTAAGTCCTTGGTAAATCTGTGTCAATACTTGACGGTCAATCACATCCGAGTCAATGGCTTGAATTTGATTCAACACAATAGCATCAACACTTTCAAACTGTAATTCTCCGCCAGTCCATTCTGTGCTATGCTCTTCCTTTTTGGTAGGAATAAGACTTAGTTCGCGCATGCCATAGGTATTGATCCATTGTTCTTTGATATAAGAAGCTTCTTCAAAGCTAACATCTATATCAATAGTAACACGAGCAAAAGTCTGTGTGTCAAAGAGACTTTCGTGTTTGTCAATGGCCTCGGTTAAGGTCAATGTTCTAAACTTTGGTGCGCTTGGCCAGTTACGAAAATCAGGCTTTCCTCCCCATTTTAGAAACATGCAGCCCCGCTCATCATCCCCAGCATCGGCATAGTTATGCGGGAAGCAATTGCCTATGTAGATTACATTGTCCTTTTGCTGACGCTTGTGAAAGTGACCCGAAAACACCAATTCTTGATTAGGAAAGTGACTGGCATTAAGTCCACCATGGTCGGGCATATCAACCATGGCATTCATTTTAAAATGAGGCAGTTCAAAGTGTCCAAATACATAACGACTCTTAAGATGTTTCATTTTTTCCCATTCGTCGCCAACTAACCATGGCACAATGGTAATATCACCAATGGTTGTAATTTCGTCAATGAGGCTAACATTTTTGAGAAGTTTGGCAAAAGGTAGACTGTTGATCTCTCGTTTTTCTCTATAGGCAAGATCGTGGTTACCCATAATCAAATATACCTTTTCAAAGTTTTCTGAAAGGTACTTGATATTTGAACAAGTATAATTCAGAGTGCTGACATTGACTGCCGAACGATTATTATGCCAATCTCCAAGAAAGAAACAGGTTTCTGCTTCTTCCTTCTTGGCCTCGGTAGTCATCCATTTAATGAAGTTTTCGCAGTCGTCGTTGTGGCTTCGACTGTTATTCCTTAAACCAAAATGAACATCTGTGAAGCAAACCGCCTTTTTAAATGCATGAGTCATTGGTCTATTATAATATCTTATTGAGTTTTTGTCTACACCAGTATAGTTCATCCTTGATCAGCAGTTTCTTTTTCCGCAGATCTCTGGCTTCAGTGCTGTCGTATTGGCGCTGTTTTTCCATTTGTATAAGTTTATGATCTAGGTAGCTGTGCGATTCTTCCAAGTGTTCAATATGACTTTTGAGACTATCATTGTGCATATATTATCCTTTTAAAAATGGCTCTAACTTAGGAGACTTCCAGCCTTCGGGCTTCAGTACCTTGCCGTCTTTGCGCTTTCTAACTTTATTGGTTTCAGCATCAATTTTGGCAAAGTTAGTACGCATAACCTCGTTCCAGGCACCTTCGCTGTCGGCGCCCAGACTATGAATAGCACCAATAGTGACAACCAAGATATCAATCAGTGCGTCTAGTTGTTCAACTTTGTTTTTGTTGTGAACAGCAACAAACAACTCGTTTACTTCTTCTTTGATAAGGTTGGAATACAACTCAAATTGTTGTTTATTATAGAAGCCTGTGCTTTGGTCACATGCCCGCATAAATTTTTCTTGGTCCTTAAAAGGGGCGGTCATGAAGTCGGTTCTTCACTGTCTATTTCAATTTTTGTTAGTTCAATGTCTGTGTCTGGATCAATATCCATAGAGTTACTAGTATTTGTAGTCGACCCAGCATCTTTGAGAGCATTGATTCTTTCTATTTCGGCCTGGTGTTGTTGCGAGCTTTCCATTTGGCGTGTCCAACTAGGCATTTGGCCAGAATCTTGTAGCATGTCGTCACGGATATCTCGTTGACGCTTTTCAATATTTAATACTCTGGTAAAGCTGTTGGTCACCGCAGCAGTGTAATAGGCAAAGGGATTTTGACTTTTGCCTTCGTCAAACTGTAGCGCAATTTGTGTAAGTTGAATTAGGGCTTGGCCGCGCATTTCATCAACATAAGAGTAGCCTCGCCAATTGGCTCTAAAACTGTAGCGTTCACAAAGTTTCAAAAACATTGCGCCCAGACGGTTGGTTATTTGTGCGTGGTCGGTTGAAAAGCGGCCAGTCTTAAGGTTGCCCTTCCAGTGACTGCGAAGTACTTCGTGCCACGTGCCATCGTTATTGAGAACAAAGTGTTTGAAGGGTGGAAAATTTACCTTGGCTTTGCGATCAGCAAGATTTTTGGGATTATTTTTACGCCCGGGCTCAAGTGGAATGTGTTCAAAGGTCATTAGTCTAACTACTAGATTTGTTGTGGGTATCTTTTTGGGAATGATTTCAAAATCATCAGCTTTGGGTTTAGTGCTGGCTTTACCACCCAGAACTTCCCATTGGGCAACAGCAGCACGATAGGCTTCGTTGCTTAATCTAGCAGCGCGAGCTGCTTTGGCCAAATTAATAGCACCTTCTGGACAGGCCTTGGTTTTGCGATTATGAAAGCTTTTTAAATCGTCTACGATATAATCGTATTGTTGGTACTCTATATCCTTACACCAACAAAATTTCATTTTGCTTTTATGTATTTCAGCAAGAATGTCCTTATTTTTTAGGTAAATGGTTTTTGTTTTTTCTTCTTCTGTCACAATATTCTCCTTGAACTTATTATAGCATTTAAGCTGGCTATTGTCAATAGTATTGATGATAAAGTATGTAGATAACTTATCCGGTAAATAGTCATATGAAGATATCTGACCTCAAACCCAGAATAATTGCAGTGTATGCTGGTCGCTTTCACCCGTTTCATATTGGACACGCAACCGCTTATCACGAGCTTGCTGATAAATTTGGTGCTGACAATACTTACATTGTTACCAGTGGAAAGGTTGAACC